TTTCAATTCTACTCAAACCATAAACTTTGGAACTGAGTTAGACGAATATACAGGAACTGAAAATTCAAATAGTTTGTTTCAAAATTATTATTCAAAATATATAACAGACGTATTTAACATAAAAAGACGAATTACAAAAGTCAAGGCTTATTTACCTATAAGCATTTTACTTAATTATAATTTGAATGATAAATTTATTTTAAATGATGTCAGCTATAAAATAAATACAGTTAGAACCAATATGTTAACAGGTGAAAGTAGCTTGGAATTATTAAACGAATTATCATGATAGGACAATTATTAGAATTATTAAAATTAACTCAATCAAATGGACAATTTTCTAAAATTGCAAAAGGTAAATACAAACTACCAGAAACTTTTGATGAAGCTTACCAACAATTTAAAAAAGATTTAAAAAATGGCTAAAGAAATTATAATTGATATTAATGTTAAAGATGCTGAACAGGCTCTTGCTAATTTAAATGAAACTTTAAAGGTTCAAAAAAATATTATTGCTGATTTACAAATTGCCAATACTAAACTAGAAGACAAACTAGAAAAAACTTCTAAAAAAGATTTAAACAGAAGAAGAAACATTACTCAGGCAATAACTAAAAATAAACAATTAATAAAAGAGGAGCAGGCAGGAATTAAAAAAAACACACTAGCAAGAGACGAAGCAAATACATCTTTGAAAGTTGCCAAAGATAACACAACTGATCTTTCTGGTGCTATTAATATTTTAGATAGTAAGACTGGAGGTCTGGCATCTGGATTAACTAATTTAAGTGCAGGAGGTTTAAAAAAAACAATTAAAGGATTTTTGACTTTAAAAACATTAGCGATGGCTAGTGTATTTGGTTTAATCATTGGAGCTATTACAGCTTTAAAAACTGCATTCACTGCTTCGGAAGAAGGACAAAATAAGTTTCTAAGTATAATGACACAAATAGGAGCTGTTGTTGGTAACGTTACCGACATAGTTGCAAACTTAGGAATGGGTTTATTTAATGCAGGAAAATCACTAGCGAAATTAATTAAAGGAGACTTTGCAGGGGCTACAGCAGCTTTTGCAGAAATGACTGTAAATGTCATGGAAGCAACTAATGGCATTAAGAATTTTGGTGAAGAAACTAAAAAAGAAATTAAACAAGCAAAAGAAATAGCAGACCAAAGAGCAAAAGCAGATATTGCAGAAAGAAAGTTGATTTTAGAAAGAGCAGAAGCAAATAGAAAGGTTGCTGAACTGAGAGAAAAGGCAGCCGACAAAGAAAATGTGACTGTCGAAGAAAGAATAAAAGCTATAAAAGAAGCAGGAGAAATTGAAGCTGATATAACAGCAAAAGAAATAGAAGCTGCAAGGTTAAGATTTGAAGCTAAAAAAGCTGAAAACTCACTTAGTAAATCTACCAAAGAGGATTTAAACGAAGAAGCACAATTACAAGCTACCTTGATTGATTTAGAGACTGCAAGGCTTAAAAAACAAAAAGCATTGACAGCAGAAATCACAACTGCACTAAGGGAAGAAGAAAGTGAGCGAAATAGAATTATAAGCGAAAGAAAGGCAAAAGAAGCTGAAGAAAAAAAGTTAAAAGACGAACAGGACAAAATAGATGCACAGAAAAAAGCAGATCAAGACAAACTTGACAAAGAAGCTGCTGACAAATTAGCAGCTGAAACCTTAGAAAGAGACCAAAGAGTAGCTGCTTCAGAAATTGAAATTGAGCAAAGAAAATTAAACGCTAAAAAAGCATCTACAGACGGAATTATTTCTCTGTTTGGTGCTGAATCTAACGCAGGAAGAGCAGCGGCAGCTTTGAAGGGAGTTTTAGCAGCTCAAGAAATGATACAAGAAGCAAAAAAAACAATTACTTTTTCTAGTCTGGCTGCGGCAAAGTCATCTATAGCAATTGAAGAGGGTACAGCTCAGACAGCTAAAATTGGATTTCCTCAAAATATACCAATGCTTATTGCCTATGCAATACAAGCTGCCGGAATAATTTCATCCATTTCTTCAGCAATTGGAAAATCAAAAGCTGTTGCAAGTTCACTTGGTGGCTCGGCAGGTGGCACGACAACAACTCCTAGTTTTAGAGCAGCACCAACTCCTTCTGCTCCTCCTGCCTTTAATATAGTAGGGGCATCCGAAACCAACCAACTTGCAGGAGCTATAGGAAATCAAACACAGCAACCAATACAAGCCTTTGTAGTGGCAAATGATGTGACTACTGCACAGAGTTTAGACAGAAATATAGTACAAGGGGCAAGTATAGGGTAACACTTTTAAAAATTATCGTACATATAATATGGAAATCATAGAATTATTTTTAGACGAAGAAAACGAACATTCAGGAATTGAAGCAATTTCAGTGGTTGAATCACCTGCAATAGAATCGGACTTTATAGCTCTTAAAAATCAAGAGTTTAAAATGGCAGAAGTGGACAAGGAAAAAAGAATCCTTATGGGTGCTGCTCTTATTCCAAATAAACCTATATATAGAAAAAATGAAAAGGGTGATGGCTATTATGTTTTCTTTTCATCCGATACAGTAAAAAAAGCATCTGAGATGTTTTTTATAAGAGGAAAACAGTCTAAGGCAACCTTAGAACATCAAATGTCTATACAAAATTTAACAGTAGTCGAATCATGGCTAGTAGATAATCCAAAAATAGATAAATCTGTCAATTATGGCTTAGATGTGCCAAAGGGAACATGGATGGTCTCTATGAAAGTAAACAATGATGAAATTTGGAATGATTATGTTAAAACTGGCAAAGTCAAAGGTTTTTCTATAGAAGGCTTTTTTTCAGATCAAGCAAACCGACCAAAAGAACAAATTGAAGAAGAATTAAAAGCCGATAATTTACTAAACAAAATAAAAGACATTTTAAATGATAAGAAAGAAGAAATTTAAAAATCTAGCACATAATTCGCCAAAAGGTAGCACTAGAGGTTGTTTATGTAAAGACAACACATATCATCCAGACTGTTGTGATGGATCACTCCACGCTCAAGGTATAGGAAAAATACAGGCTACATAAAAAAAAGTGGAAACAGTTTTTGCTTTTGTCGTACATATAATAAGCAATTAAAAAATATTTAAATGAAAGCATCGGAAATAGTAGAATCAATTAAAGAAGTTTTAGGAATGGAACTTGCAGAAGTTAAAGTACAATTTGAAGAAAGAGAACTGGACAACGGAACTAAAATAGAAGCTGATAAATTTGAGGAAGGTGCTTCAGTATTTATTGTTACTGAAAGTGGTGATGAAAAAGAAAAAATTGCTCTTCCTGTCGGAAATTATGAAATGAATGACGGAACTGTTTTAGTAGTTACTGAGGAAGGAAAAATTGGAGAGCTAAGGGAAGCATCTGACGAAGTTCCACAGAAAGAAGAAGCAAAAGAAGAAAAAGAAGAAATGAAAGAAGAAGAAGAGATGGATGAGGAAGCTGATGTTGCAGACTGGAAAGGAATGGAAAAAAGAATAAAAAATTTGGAAGACGCTATAGCTGATTTAAAATCAGACAAACAAGACAGAAATTCCAAAGAGGAAGAAGTGTATTCAAAGGAAAAAGTAGAAGCAGGTAAAGTTGAATTAAATGAAGTTGAAGTTTCTGCTGAACCTATTTCTCATAATCCTGAAAAGATTGAGAAAAAAGAAAGAGTGCATTTAGCAAAAGGAAAAGCAAAAAACACTTTAGACAGAGTATTAGAAAAATTAAACAATCACAAATAATAATTAAATTTTAAAACATGAGCAATCACAAAGTCGATTTAGCGACAACAGTAAACATTACCTCTACATATTCTGGAAGTTGGGCTTCTAAGTATGTCTCAATCGCTTTATTGAGTGGTAAAACTTTAGACAATGGAGGCGTAACAATTATGCCAAACATTGACTACAAATATGTCATCCAAAAAGCAGCATTTGATTCTAACTTTATTAAAAATGCAAGTTGCGACTTCACAGACACTGGAGCTGTAACTCTTACAGAAAGAGTACTTACATTAGAGGATTTTCAAATTAACTCTGAATTTTGTAAGAAAGATTTTGCACAAACATGGCAAGCTGCTGAAATGGGATATTCAGTTTTAAATGCAAACTTACCTGCTTCATTTCAAGAATTTATAGTTGCTGATTTTGCTGCTAAAGTTGCAGACAAATATGAGCAAGTTATTTGGAACGGAACTAACGGAAATGCAGGAGAATTTGACGGATTTACTACTTTATTTGCTGCTGATGGCGATGTAGTTGACGTAGCTGCTGTAGGTGGTGGAGTAAATGCAGCTAATGTAATTGCAGAATTACAAAAAATAGTAGCAGCAATTGATGCAACAGTTTACCAAAAAGATGATATGTATGTTTATATAGGAACTAACATATTAAGATTTTATATTCAAGCGTTGGGCTTAGTAGGAGCAGGATCAGGTATTGACAACAAAGGAACACTTTGGTATAACGGAGTTCCTTTAACTATTGACGGAGTTAAATTATTTCATGCACCTGGTCTTGGAAATAAGGCAGTAGCTGCCCAATCTTCAAATTTATTTTTTGGAACTGGATTACTTTCAGACATGAACGAAATTAGAATTATTGATATGCAAGATATTGATGGATCACAAAATGTGAGATTTATCATGCGTTGGAAGGCTGGGATTTCCTACGGAATTGGTTCTGAGGTAGTATTATACGCTTAATAGTAAGTAAATAAAGTTTAACCTTTAAAAAAAAAAAATATGGCATG